CCTGCAGGTGCAACAAATACACCAAGCTCACCTTTACCCAAACCACCATCCATTATATCATTAATAACATCCCATGGTGTTGGTGTTGTATTTCTTTGATTTTCTATGAATCGAGATGCTACATCCTCAACATAGTTGTGACCTATGTTTCTATCACCTCCAGCTTTCATAGCGTCATCTATCATTGTTTTGATAGAATCATATTCACCGCTACGCAATAAGTCTACTGATGATAAAATAGCATTTTTAAGCTTTTGATTTTTGCAGAAGTCTAATGTTTTATCCTTTACAAACGGTAAGTCAGGACTTTCGTGGTATCTTACTGCCTCTTTTAGTGTATCAACGATTGATGCTTTAAGTAAATCAACATCTACCTCATCAACCTTAATCTTTAGCACATCTAATGTTGGCTGAGTCTTGTATTCGTTATAGTACTCCAATATCTGCTTAACTGTCCATTGACTAGCATCTGATGAAAAATATTTTGGATCTACTATATCATGCACCTGCTGTAGAAATAGCTTGTCGGTCATTAAGACCGCTATAACCTTTTGCTGAAAGGCATTTCCGTAAACCTGTAACGTATCGCTCATGTATTTAATATACTAAAAAATATCAACCTTGCAAAGCATACATATCTAATTTTTGTGCTACTTCTTTTAACCAGTAGTCTACATTCTTTATTGCTGTAGTCATTTTATCTTCTATCAGCATTTTGTGGAATGTTGGTTTAGCTAATCGTTGTATAGGCTGATCAATTAAATTCTGTACTTTTAATTTATTTGTAACAGACATATTTGATTCACTCAACTGAACTAATTGCATGTTGCGCTCTATTAGTTCTTGTGATGCTTTCATTGTCTGTAATGTTTTTGTTTTATCGTTAAGGTTATTAACATACTCCATAAAAGTTGTAACGTCAACCTTATCTGTTTGTTGTATTATTGGAAAGCGTTTAATCAGAGTCTTTGCACCAATACCATCCACACCTGGAATGTTATCTGATGGGTCACCTATTATAGCTTTGTAAAGTGCGAAGTTGTTTGCATGCACACCATACTCCTCAAACACATCCTCATCATAGTAGAGCTTCTTCTTAGTTGGGCTCCAAACGTGCACACGATCAGTTATCAGTTGCAAGAAGTCTTTGTCAGATGACATGATAAAGCATTGTGACTCTTGAAAATGGTCATTAACCATATAAGCAACTACATCATCTGCCTCAGTGTTATCACATACTGTAATCGTTAGAGGTAACACACCTAGATAATCACGCAGTCTTAATAACTGCTCCATTTGATTATCTTGCTTATCTACCGTCTCTGCTCTGTTAAGTCTTACCTTAAAGTTTCTATGTGCTTTATATTCAGGGTAGATTTGTCTTCTTCTAGAAGATCCGTTCTTACCATCAAAAACAATAATGAGTCTAGTTGGGTTAATAGCTTTGATAGCGTGGCCAACAGATAGGAGGAACCCTGAGATTCCTCCTACGTGCTCACCGTCATCGTTTGTTACCGGACTTGCGGCATATGAACGTATGAAAGTGTTTAAGCCATCTACTATTAGTACTCTGCTATCTTTACTTGTGTTCTCAACTTCATTTGCTCTGTTCTTGATCTCTTTTAATATATTCAAATATCTTGAGTTCATTCTTCGTCTACTTCGTTGTCTAAAATTAGTTGATCTGGGTCAATTGATTCGTCTGCTTTGTATCGCATAATAACGACCTCACAAATCTTTTTATAGCAGTGTTCTTTGAGGTTCTGATCACTATTAATCATTGATCTCCAATCCTTACCTTGGAACTTATAATGTTCACCGGTTTCTTCATTAGTAAATTCATACCAGGATCCGGACTGTTTGATAACCTCATAGTCTTTGAGTAGCTGTAGCCAACTATTGACATCGTCAATCCCAGATTCGAAATAGATATCAAAGTTAGCTTTTTTGAAAGGAGGACCCATACGATTCTTAACAACCTGTGCTTCTGTTCTCACACCGATAATCTGCTCGACAGAACCTTGCTTGCTTTTAAGCTTGTCTAATCCTTTCAACCTTACACGACAGCTTGCGTGAAAAGGTAGTGCCTTACCACCCGATGTAGTGTATTTGTCTCCAAACATTACACCAAGCTTTTCTCTTAACTGATTTGTAAAACACAATAAAATTCTCTGCTTACCAATCATACCAGTAATCTTACGCAGAGCTTTTGACATAATAATAGCCTTGGCAGTTGCCCAGCCATCTTTGTCAAAATCAGCTTCTTGCTCAATCTTAGTTGTTGCTGCTGCTACTGAGTCCACTACGATTGTTACAAGTCTATCCTTAGACGACTTACGTACAGTCTCAATAATATTCTCGATAGCTTCGAAAATATCTTCTACAGTGTCAATTGGTAAATAGAGCATGTCAGTTACATTAACACCTACGGCTCTCAGAAACTCTTCTGACAAAGCATTCTCAGTATCAATATAAACTGCAAGTCCACCCTTCTTTTGAGTATTGGCAAGTACGTGTGCCATAATTAAGCTCTTACCTGATGCTTCCAATCCTGTGAACTCACAAATCCTACCAACTGGTAATCCACCATTTGGTCTATTGGAGATTGCCAAGTCCAACAGAGTGGACCCTGTTGAGACCCACTCTGTTAGATCGGTTGGAGCATCATCCTCGCCTAGAAAGTATGCAGCCTTCATATCCTTGAACTTCTTGTTCAAGCTGTCGGCTAACACTGATGCTAGCTCATCTCTTCCACTGAGAGGATCACCCTCACTAGTGCGTTCTTTTATTTTTGAAACCTTAGCCATAAATCTTAGCTATTGAAGAGTTCACTAAATGCATCAGAAATATCGTCAACCTTCTTTGCCGTAGTAGCACCTTTAATTGGAGCATTCTTTGGCGCAGCAGATTCAGAACCTGGGTTCAGCCATGCTTCGAGAGCAGCGGTCATGTCTTCGTAGCTTGGTTCTTTAACGATATCTGTTATATTCTTTTGTCCATTTACAATAAGTTCTGCAATTGCCTTATCTTGTGTTGCAGGCGTAGCGTTTGGTTTAATCCTTACAGTGTAGGATGGAAACGCACCTTCTTTTTCAGCGGCAATGTGGTCGATGGTAATATCGCGACCATTCATAAGATCGGTAATATCACCGTAATCAGGATCTGCGATGTAGCCTAATAGCTCTTGGTAAATCTGCTTACCGAAGCTCCAAAACTTTACACCTTCTGACTCTTGACCACGCACAATTACTGGAACGTAAACACGAAACTTTGGTTCAATCTTTTTACCTAAACGCCAGTCATCTTTGTTACCTGACTTTTTAAGCTTCTCAGCAAATTCCATGATTGGGTCAGGACGACCAAAGCTATGCGGTGATAGCATTGTCTTCTTACCAATTTCAAAATGGAAATAAAGTTCGATAAAAGGATTAGACTTATCATGTGCGTATGGTACGATACGAACTTGACTCTTGCCAACGGGTGGCTTCCAAATGATTTCACTGTTTGAACCTCCTGTACTAGCTGTGGATTGGATCTGTTTTAGCTTCTGCTTGATCTGATCGATGTTAATGCTCATAATTTAATGGTTTTATAGATTAATAATATAATATAATAACAAAATAAGTAAAAAGCAACAGCTTTCTTAAAAAGTACTTACGCTTTGTATGCGTATGTGTCGATAGCCGTTTGGACCATTGGATAAAAGTAATGAGTCGTTATAGTCGCTCCAATTAATTTTATATGACTTATCCAGTGTTCCGTTATTAAGTGCCATTATCAATGCGTTAAGTGCATTGATGCTGTAATATGTATTTGTTTCTTTTTTCTTGTTTATGCTGATTGTGTCTTTTAATCTTTTTGATGTGTCCACTACGTTGTATATACACACAACATTAGACGGTGTATCTGCATAAGAATAAACAACAATACCATTGATATTGTTTTCGTAAGTATTTTTTATAACCTTTACGGTATTAAAAATGCTGTCTATATTACTAAATGTGCAAAGCAGCTGTGTCTTCATAGTTAATCATCTCCTTATAATTATCTCCAACTTTCACTGTAATAGGAAATTTAGCAGTTAAACTTAAATTTATTTTTTGTAATAGCTCATCTATATAATCCTGTTTAGAGTCAAATAATATAGCATCGTAGGTATATAAGATAGGCAAGCATTGATCAAAATCTAGTTCTTTAAACAAGTTGTGTAAAAACACAACATTAAGCTCAGTCTCAAGCATCTGTATATAATAGTTGAACAGCTTGGCTACATTCATATCTTCCGCATACAGTTTTCTGCCTGATATTATAGAAACAACGTAATTGTCGTTTTTGTAATCATCAAATAATTTTATTGCAAACTCTTTTGCTCTTTTAAAAAACTCTATATGTAAGTATTTTTTATTTATACCACCATACAATTGATTAAACGTTGCTTCTTTGGCTTCTCTAATTTGCTGATCAGTTGGTGTATCTGTGCCATTGTAATGCTTCGCTAAGTGCTCATAAACGTCTTCATTACCGAAATCATAGTCACACAACCACGCAATTATATGAGGATGATATGCTTTGAAGTCTATTTCAACAAGTTTGCCTTTATCAAATCTAGATATAAAGCATTTACGCGTATCATCATTCTTATTCAAAGCTGCAAAGTTAATGCCGCCAAATCTGTTACTTGGTCTTCCCGTTGATGTGAAGTAATTGTACTTTGTGTATACTTTATTATCAACTAAGTTGGGCACATTACCATATTGCGCTACAAAGTAATCTTTGTTGACACACAATCCACTAGATTCTATTTTGTGAAAAACATTAAATAAAGAAGTATTGTAAAAAAATCCACCAGCGCTTTCTTGTATGTTGGCGTTTAATACAATATTACGTGCATATTCAATAAATCGACTAAGGGGTTGTATATATCCTTGTCTACCAAACGAATTGTATAATCTTCTATAATGATATTGAGTTGATATTTCGTCGCTTTCGTGCTCTGTAGTTGTACTTAGATAATGAGCTGTTTCAAGATCATTTACAGTAACTGTACTTTTCAAGTATCTAAGTATATGACTATCGTAGACATAAACCGTACCTCCACTCAAAACATCTACTAATGTATAATCTTTAAACGTAGACTCTGGATGCTTAAAAGCAAATACAAACTCCGTCTTTTCACAAACAGCATATAAAGCTATTATGTCGTTTTTTACAAAATGTGTTCTATTGTCAAGTAGCAATGGTACAACTATAACACATTTATCCTTAACAGTATCCTTATACTGCTGCAGTACACTATAACTATCGACAAATATCATTAATAAAATATACTACTTTTTTTACAACTATCGATAGACTCGTGTTATTTTTGCAAACTCTAAATAGTTTTTAATTGCACCTGGTAAGGATGGTATAATTCTTGTTGCGCTGTAAACAACTTGCTGATTATGCTCGAATATACCCATTTCATACAATGTGCCATCTTGTGTAAAGACATTATTTCTTGGACCAGTTAACTTCCAATTTATAGCAACTGAGTTGTAAACATCACCACTTATACCTCCCTCTTTACCATATGATGCATATTGTAACTTGTCTATTTCTATTGGGTAACCTTCAAAAGATCCAGCTCTTTCAACAAAATATCTTACCATAAACCCAGTAGTGTAGTCAGACTCTCTTGGTCTAACAACGCTTTGATTTGGCTCAACTACATCTCTTGATTTAAAAGCTCTTGCTTTATCATATTCATATAAAAGAGGATCAGTGTAGTACTGCCTTAACAGCTTTGATGATTGACTTGGTACAGGACCAGTTCTTACATCAAATCCTATAATGTGATACTCTCCAACATACTCTACACCATCTAAACTAAACTCACCACCTTTTGTATAAAGGTATTTTGTTTTCTTGCTTATCTTAGCAATCGTTAATTTATCAAGCTGCGTTGCCATTATAATTATTTATATCTTGGTACAGTTTTTACAGTTGTTGTCCAATCACCATGTGTTACATTATGCTCTACAGCAGTAACTTGGTATACATATACGGCAGAAGCGTTTGCTGGTAGTATGTTGCTGGTAACCATTTGACCAAACTCAAAGCCTCCAATACCATCAATTGTAAAGCTAAACTCATATGGCAATATTACGTTCTTACATTGTGTAGGCAATGACGCTCCAGTTACATTATGCGAATTAGCTAATGCAGTATAACACGCTTCCATTAAATCGGGATTACCAGTATCCTTTTGCATTGCTGTCCTTGCTGCTGGAAAGTTAGAGCTCTCCCCACTACTAGCTGGCTCACATCCAAGATCAGCATTTTCACCACAACTAGGTGCCGCTGGTACCTTACATCCATTTGGATCTAAGCTATTTGGTGTTGCTTGCAACACGTTGGTAAATCGTTTTTCATCACACGGTTGATCTTTTTTACCTTGTCTAACAGCTCCGTATAATGCTTGAGTTTGCATAGCATCTGTCATTTTTAATGACAAGCCAACCTCTCTAACAACCGCTATTTTTGGATTCAATGGAATATTAGTTGGAGCCACACTTTGTACTGCCTGCAAATCTATAATGGAATAAATTGGTGTTGCTGATGAGCAGTCTCCTGTGTTTATTATTGTCAATTCCCATAAACCGCCAGCTGCGTCATTAATGCCTTGCAAAATCTTTGACATAAAATCTTCAAAGGTTGCCTGTTTACCACAATCTTCTAAGCATTGGTTTGCAAAAATTGTATTAACTAATATTTTACCTACAAGCACTTTACCTCCACTAAAACAACTTCCAGCTGTTAACTTTTCATAACCATCTTCTGGTGGAAATAAAGCTTTGTGTGGATTGGCACTTTGTAATACAGAAGGTGGGCCACTTATTAAGCCTCCCTTTGTATTATCAAACTTACCCCATATTGGTCCATTATCACATTGTGACGTACTACGCATTTCCCATGCTTTAACAATACCATCAACGGTAATATAAGCTTCCATAGATGACCAAGGATTTGCATCACCAGAGACTTTTTCTCTTATCCATCGGTAAGCCTGTCCAAGGAAGTCTGGTATGTAACCAGCTATGTCTTCTAGTAGTGAAGTCTTCCATCTATTTTTATTATTTAGTATAGCTGCGTATGTGCTACCAGCTGCACCAAACTGACTGCCATAACCTAATATCTTGTTGTAAGATGCGTCATCATTTTTGGACGCATACTCACATAAGTGAATAAATACCTGCTTAAAACCTGATGCCTCTGCTTTCGTATCCTCATCCACCTCCTTCTGCTGTGCTGCAGGTGATGATGCAGTGTCACACTTGCATGTATTTGTAAAATCTTCTGCTGGTGCTGTTAATGCAGCATTGCCAATGCCAACAATCTTTACCGACAACTCCCACCACATACCATCTTTGTTGAACGACACTTCGTATTTTGAAACTCTACCATGTACACCATCGCCAACTGGCCATAAGCCCTTTAATGAACACTGTATTGCATTATCAGAAGCACCACTAATTCCACCTGCTGGTACAGCTCCACTAGCACCTACTGACCAACCAAATGAGACTGTAACGCTCATCTTTGGAATTAAATAACAAGCTTCTAGATCATTTAATTGCTCGTTAGTAAAAGCTATTATATTAACAGTAGCCTCTCTAATTGTACCAAGATTACCAGCGCTAGTAACTTTGACACCTGTTATAATTGGTTGTGGTCTACTACCATTATATCCCTCTTCGTATGGTATGTTGTTTTTGAGGCCAGTTAACTCTTTGTATGATCCACAACCACTACTGTAGGATTGCAGTCTTACCCAAACTGTGCGTCTTGCAAACCAATCATTAAAAGCATTTGGACTTCTTCTTGCTTCTAATTCACCTGATTGTCCAAAACTATTATGTCCACCAAAAGACGTTGCCATAACATTACATATTTGCTTGTTTAACCTTTGTTGTTACGTCACCAAGTTCAGATGGTATAAATAAACGCATGTTTGCTGGTAGTACCATTGTTCCTGTGTTTACATTATTTACCATTGCTATGACCCACCAATATTTTGGTGATCCATAATACTTGTTTGATAGCGTATCTAGTCTATCTGTTGATGATGTTATAATAAACACATCTGTATCTTTAGGTTCAATGACTGGTATAGTAAAACTAGTAGTAACAGTCTTACCATCGATATTTTTAACCTTTTTAACGTAATCGTATCTACTGCTCATTTTATCCGTATGCTATATATTGTCCGCTAGTTGTAAATGGTTCTGAACCGCCGTTAGATGCAAGCACAACACAATCTAATGACACATCAACAATTTGTGGTACTTCATGTTCTATGTCCCATGTATATTCTGTTGGATTTGTATCAAACTTCAAAGAGCTTATAACAATTGGTGCATTCTGTACCCAGCCACCAACTGTTAAAGATGTCATTGGACCTTTTGCGTATACTCCACTAACACTTGCCATTGCTGTGTTTTTTACTAAGGCTTCCATCTTCTTGTACATCCCTTTCAAATCCTTATTACTAAATGCTGCTACTTTAAAACCCAAACTTATATTTCTTGTTGTATTTTTAAACACCTTTAACACATCAGGTCTACCTATGTAATTAACATCAGTATAACTTGGTGCATAGCTATCACTGAAGCTAGTAATATACGCACGAAATTGCAAACTTCCAATTTTTACTTTAACTAAATCTGTTGCAGTTGCTCCAACACCACTATACAATATATCACCTTCACCGTTATCAGGCATACCAAGTCTCACTCTCCATGTTTCCAAAGAATCATTTGTTGTGGTAACTGTAAAGTCTTTTGTAGGTCTCTCACTACTAGATCTCTTTGCTGCAATTTCTGGATAGGATAAAGCTCTGTAATCACCAGGTAATGTCGTTCCTCCTGTACCACTAGAACCTACCCAACCCAATCCCGCATCTATTGGCGCCGATCCTGGTTCAAACCTATTTGGACCAACCTGCAGTAAACCCTCTGTTGAATTTTCTGCTGCTTGTCTTAGTGGGCTTGTATTTTGCGCTTGTGTTTGAGAATACCTGCTAGCATCTGTATATGCATTTGTAAATGTTTGACTGAATGTAGGTCTTATTTCACCATCTGATGCTGTACCACCATCAACTGATTGTGGTGGATAAACAGGAGCTATGCCAGGAAAGTAATAGTTAGATATATTTTGTGCACCAAAGCCAAAACCAATTTGACCATTGTTATTGAGTAAGGATATAGATGCATCGTTTTTTGCAATATATGGCGATGCTAGTATGTCTCTTAACTCTCTACTTGTGTATATAAAGAATTCACCTCTTTCTAATGAGTCAATTAAGTTTTTATTAAGTACCAAATATCTACTATCAACTGTAACGGGACGGCCGTCAAACCGTGGTGTACCATGCCTTGCTTCAGGATCTCTTATATTTTGTACTCTTGTTATTTGTTGAGGTGCATACTTCTCATCGATTTTTATATCCCTAGGTTTTACTGGCCTAAATAATGGGAAAGTTAAAAATTGATCTGGTTCGATAAATAGCGTATTTACGCTAATTGTACCATGTCTTTGCTCAGGTCTTTGAATGATTGATGGCTCAGTAATCCTATTAACACTAGCCTGCTCTTGGTAATTTATTATTACCCTTTCTCTTGTAATTGAAATTCTAGGATTAGTTAAGAATATACTTTTTGGTGATACAACTCTTAATGTTGGATCAATACCTATCTGCGGTACGGTTGATAGCCTTGGTGGTAATTTAAATAAACCTGGTGCACTTGCTATAGTTTCACCATCATATGGTTCAAGAGGCTTAACAACTTTTATTTGTGGGTCAATTATAAAAGTTCTTACTCCAGTTAACTCAATACGTATATTTGGATTAGTGATTAAATCTCTTTTTGAATAACTTTTATTTACTGTTATATCCGGTATAGTTGTTACGCCAAGGATTAAATTATTATTAACAACGGATACTTCGTCGTATGCTATTCTTTGTATTTTAGTATTTGGATCAAATGTCCTATCACCTGCTTTTATTTTTTGTAGTTTAATGTCAGGTATAGTTATCTTTTCTTTACGGAACTCTGTTAAGTTAGATGTTAAAAATGTTGTACCTAACTTTTCTAATAATCTTTTTAGTGGAAACAAATCAATTTCTACTCTACCTTGATTCACAGGTGTGTCTGCATAATTTTTATTAATTGGTTTGATAATACCTGCATACTCTAATATGCCTATAGCGATTGATTGATCGGTAAATCTACCTCCTGCATTTTTATTTCCAAGCAGTTTATCCAAATATCCAGTATTCCAATCAGACAGAACATATTCTGGCAAATGGGATGTAGAGGTTATTTCTGCATATTGTCTAAATCTATCTGTAAGTTTTATTGTTTTGCCAAAAGGATCTCTGTAAGGTCTTACGTTAAAGCTTGATAGTACGTATTCTCCTAAGTGTGATGTTGATCCGATGGCGGAAAACTGATTGAATCTATCTGCCATACTTATGGATCTGCCAAATAAATCAACTCTGTCCTTACTCAAGCTAACACTTGTGTTCTTTTGTGTTGTTATTGTTCTTTTTATGCCACCGGTATTGTAATCAGATAAAATATACTCGGGTAGATGCGTTGTAGATCCGGCAGCAGCGTATTGCCTATACCTATCTGCCATACTTATCGTTCTACCGAACACATCTCTGTTACTTGCAACTTGGATTCCTTGCTGTTGTGGTATCTGCTGTTTAAGTACAGCTTCACCCTGGTTTACAGGTCGTACTTGCTTTTGAGGGTTAGCTAGAGCATCTAAATTAAATTTATTAGCAAACAACTTAGCCATTAGTCAGTGAATTTTAATGCTCTTATGTTACTTTGTACAACACTTGCAAGTTTACGTCCATCAACATTTATTACTGCACCAGACTTCATTACAGTAATCAACTCAGTCAACTTATCTGCTATTATAGATATGTCTGTGGATGATTCTTTAGTTGTTTTTTCCACAGTTTGTTGTGTTGTCGCTGCGGCAGTAATTGGTGCAGGTGCAGGTGCTAATGGTGGTGCTGCTTTAACTACAGGTGCTGCTCCTGCAGGTGTGGTTTTTGCTTCACCTAATGTTACTGGTTCTTTTGGTTTCACTTCTCCACCACCAAGGCCTTTCATTATAGCCATTGCTGGCGCGGCTAGTACACCTGCTATTGCTAGCTTAGTCATGCTTGATGCTACTTTGTCTAACGCTCCTGCTATTTGAAGTAAGCCACTTACTAATGGTGGTAACTGTGTTAAATTTGTTATTAATCCTCGAATACCTACTGATGATGAATTTATGCTATCAGCCACTATCTTCATTGATGCACCTATACCCATCATCACTAATGATAAAACAACTAAGCCTGGGGATGCTATAAACGCGGCTGCTCCTAATGCACCAATACCAACACCCAACGCTGCTGCTCCAATGCCCATTTGTATTAATGCTCCTCCATCTACATTAGATACCAAGTTAGCTAAACTCAAACTTACACTCTCAAGTGCTGGTGCTACTAATTTTAAACCATTAGCTAATGGTATCATTGCTAATCCAAATACAGACAATCCTCCACTTAGTATTGTTAAAGCTGCTGCGGCTGGTATAGCAAATACCAATGAACCTGCTAATGCCATTATACCAAATGCCACTAATGGTAAGCCAATGCCAATCATTAATAAGGATTTAGGGTCCATTGACTTTATCATATCTCCAAAAGACTTTGCAAACACTTCCATTGGTGTTGTTACCTTCTGCAATCCTTCACCTAATACACTCAACGCTATACCTAAGCCAATTAATCCAAGTAAACCTGCACCAAATACTATAGCGCCAGGTCCGGATATTAAAGCACCAAGACCAAACACTGCTGCTGTAAATACAACTAAGCCTGCTGCAGCTGCTAGTACTGAGTTAATATCTAGTTTTGCTATCAAACCCATTGCATAAGCAAATGGTATCAATGCGACACCAAGTATTGCAACTGCAACCGCACCTCTTATCATCTCGCTTGATCCTTTAGCTATTATTTTTGTAGCTAAAGATAATCCAATTATACCACCAATGCCCAATGCAACATCTTGCCACTTAACTGTTGCAAATTCTTGGAATGCTTTTGCTGCAACGTACAATGCTGCAGAAACTATTAGCAATGCCGCTGCACCCTTCATCATATCACCAGCATTGAGTTTACCAACTCTGCTTGCTTGATCAGTTGGACCAGCTCCACTAGTTGGTGCTTCAGGGATTCTAGGTGACAATCCACCACCCGCTCTTTGCCTTTCCAATACCATTCTACGTCTATCTGCAAATGATGTGCCACCTGCTGCCCCACCTCCACCAAACATACCGCTAAAGGCTTCTTTAACTTTGCCAGCTGAAGCTGCTTTTACAAAATCTATTAGTTTAGTTTTCAGACCACTTAGACTATCCATGGCACCTTTGAAACTCAATCCTTGCATTGCCTTACCAGCACTTGTGATACCACCAACTAATCCAGTCCATGTAGATGGGCTAAATAATTTTACTGCACCCATAGCTACAAACTTAAGTAGTAGGAGACCAGCTTGAAACACACCAGATGCCAAACCCTTAATCATACCATAGGTACCTGTTACTAAACCTGGTAATGTTTTAACATTCATAAGAGTCATTAAGCTAGTCACACCAGTTAGTAGAGGTAACCATGTATTAAATCCTTGTGATAAACCTTCTGTATATTTAACAGCTGTTCCTAAACCACCAGTAATATTTTGCCATATACCCGCTTGTTGACCAAAATGCTCTTCTTGGTATTTTGCACTGTCGTTAATCTTTTGCATGTCCTCAACTTGGAGGCCTAGTAATTCTGCAAGCTTCTCTTTTTGTAAAGTATTCTTACCTTCTAAACCACCTGCCTGTTGTATAAGCTTCAACTGCTCTCTCTGTATTGCTTCTGCATCACCAGACAATGCTGCTCTTCTGAGTGCATCTGTGTTAAGTGATCTACCAATTAACGCAGAGGCTTCCATTTCAGCTTGTATACTACTTTCAAAATCTAATGTTTTTCTAGCAGCGTTAAGCATTGTGCTTAGCTCAACACCCATTTTTTTTGCTGAGGCAGCTGCTCTAATAAACCCTTCAGCGCCACCTTTGCTATACATTGCCATTAAACCAGAGTTCTTGGCAACTTCTTTCATTACTTGTGCTGGTATAACTCCTTTTTGTTTAGCTATACTTTTGAATATTGCTTCACTGTTTGAAGCAGACTCTCTAGTCATGCCAGGCATCCTAGATAATGCCATAACCATATTAGTTGCTTCCTCAGCAGCTAATCCATTGCTCTTTGCCATATACCCGACCGCATCAACCTGTTCACCTGTTAGTGCGTTTATGGTACCGTATTGTTGTACTATTGTTTTTAATACTCCCGATGTATCACTTAATCCTAACATTGAGTTAAAGGTCACTCCTCGGAAGGAAGCTTCTACAGCGCTACCAGCGTCCATACCAACTTCTTTAAACTCATGCATCGTATGTGCTAACCTTTCACCCAAAGCTAATGCACTAGTTATTAAAACACCTTTTGCAAATGCTGGACTTTCGGCAATAGCTCTTATTGTAGCACCGACCTTGGTCCATTTTTCTTTAAGTTCATCAACTTCTTTTATTACCTCTCTTTGATAATTTGCAACATGCTCGATCAATTCAACTTCTTCTCTTCTGTGCTTAAGCTTCTGGTTTTCTAGTACGAGCTGCTTTTTCTGCTCTTCTGTCAACAGTCTACCAAGTCCAGCTGCTTCGTTTGCCAAAGCCATGGATAACGCTCTTTGTGACACCTCATCCTCTGTTAACGTAAGCTGCACTGTGAGATCCTTTATTAAATTATCCATTTCGGCTTGTCTCATAGCCCGTGTATAATCTACAGCAGTTTCCTTTGATATTGCCAATGCATCGTTTAGCTTATATTGATACATTAGTCGCTCAACTATAAGGCTGTTAATCTGCTTATCAGACTTACCACCTGGATCTATTCCGAGCCTACTAACCAGTATCGCTTTTTCTTCAAAAGCTAGACTAGCTATACTCTTTTGGTATGCTAATCTTTGTATAATTGTTTGTTGATCTTCTTTGTTATTATTTAATATTAAAGTAGTTTCCGTTCTTAACTGCTTCGTTGAGTCTAGTAAATCATCAAAGGAGCCAACAATATCACTAGTGTCTATATCTGAAAATAATTTACTACTTGATATACCACTATTAATAAATGTGCCAGCATTTTTACCAACAGCTGCTGCCGCAATACCAAATTCTTTTTGCATAAATACAGTTGCGTCAACAATTGCCTTTTTTAATGCTGTGGTGAGTTCCGTAGTATTGAATCCAGTTATGTTGGGAGCTGCTGTTTTTTGTGGGTTGTTTGCTTCTGATACGCTTGCTTGTATTTGTGGTTGTACACTACCTTGTAATTTCTCTATTTCACTTGTATCAACATTAACAACTGCATCCAGTATAATAGGTGTATACTTGTAAACCTCTTTATCGACAGTGGACATATCAACTTTAGATACAACCGCTTCTATGTTTACTGGCTTTAATCCACCCGTATCAATCTTGCCAAGTTTAGTTGACAGTGTTACAGATTTTGTTGCTTTGAGTTTAGTTTCAAGTGTCTGAAGTGTTTTATCTACTTCAGCTCTTTCCATCATATTAGCAGACACTAATTGCTCTGCAGCTTGTCTTATGCGATCATATAACTGAACTGTTATAGTTGCACGTTTGTTTGCTTCACCTATTAAGTTAACAAAGTTTCTAGCTGCATCACTTACGTTTTCTATACCCGACGTAAGTGTGCTTATAACTGGTGCACCTGATGTCGTTGTATTAATATCAATTGGGGTAATCTCACTTATTCTTTGTTGTATTAAATCTGTATTAAAAGCAGACACTTTAGCCGTTACGTTTACATCATCCATTAAACCAAGTGCCGATGTATCTGGTAATATATTAGCTGTAATTGGCTCTAGTTTTGGTGCTACAAACTTATCAAGTACATATCGTACTGGTACTTTTATATCTTTAACTGTTGGTAAAACTAATTTATCATAAACATATTTTACTGCTACTGATAATGGATTTGCTTTTGGTAAAGTGAATTTGCTATAAACATAATCAACAAATACATTTACTGCTTGTGATTTTGGTAAAATGAGCTTATCGTAATCATAGCTTACCGGTATTGTTATATCTTCTGGTTCTGGTTGTGTATACTCATCATAATCAAATGCTACGGGTACTGACAATCCACCTACTTTAGGTAAAACAAATTTATCGTAGTTGAATGATACCGGTACAGATATTGTTGCTTTTGGTAAATTAAACTTACTATAAATGTAATCAACTGCTATATTTACTTGTTGTGCTTTTGGTAACACAAACTTTTCGTATGCATACTTTACACCTACTACAATAGGCTTAATAATTGGTTGAATGAACTTGTCGTACACGTATCCAACTTTCACACTCAGAGCTTCAACTTTTGGTAGTACTAACTTATCATATGTAAATTTGACACCAACACCTATATCTTTTACTTTTGGTACAATAAGCTCATCGTAAATGTATTTAACAGCAATAGTGATTGGTTTTACTGCTGGTTGTATAAACTTATCGTATAGGTAAGTAACGCCAATTTTTACATCACTAGCCTTTGGTAAAATAAGCTTCTCGTAAATATATTTTACTGGTATGCTTACAGTACCTTTTGGTAACACAAACTTATCATACAAATAATTTACTGCTACATCAATCTGCTGAGCTTTAGGTAATGTAAATTTATCATAAGCATAAGACACTGGGACCTCAATGCTGTATGGTTTAACTTGTACAAATTTATCGTAAATATACTTAACAGCTACTGTAATAGGGTTAGCTTTTGGTATAGTTAGTTTATCATAAACATATCCAACCAACACTTCTAAAGCTTGTGCTTTTGGTAATGCTAGTTTATCGTAAACATATTTAACTGGAATAGTTAATGCACTTATTGTTGGTAAAGTGAATTTGTCATAAAGATAACTAACGCCTACTTCTATGTCGTTTGTTTTTGGTAATACAAACTTATCGTAGCTATACTTTACTAATATATTAATAGGTGCTGCTTTTGGTAATTGCAGCTTATCGTATGTATAACTTACAAATACGTCTAAGGCTTGGGCCTTTGGTAATACAAGCTTGTCATAGGAATACTTTACTGGTACAGTTAATGACTTTGCAATAGGCTGTACAAACTTGTCGTATGCGTAGCTAACGGCAATCTCAAGATCACTTACCTTTGGTTGTAGGAATTTATCATAAGCATACTTTACTGCTACACTTATTGGTTCTACTTTGGGTAATTGTAATTTGCTGTATACGAAGTCAACGAATACCTCTATATCATCGACTTTTGGTAAGCTAAGTTTTTCATAGATATACGCAACTGGTATAGTTATGCTGTTTACTTTTGGTAATGTAAACTTATCATACAAATATGATACACCTATTTGCAAATCTGATACTTTTGGTAGTATAAATTTATCATACAAATATGATACACCTATTTGCAAATCTGATACTTTTGGTAGTATAAATTTATCATAGGCATATTTAACTTGCACATTAATAGGTGATACCTTTGGCAAATCAAGCTTTGAGTAAACGTAGTCAACAAAAATATCTATTGGCTTAGCGGTTGGTAATACAAACTTATCGTATTTGTATTTTACAGGCACGTCTATTTGCTGTGCTTTTGGTTGAATAAGCTTATCGTAGGTATACTCTACTGGTATGTTAAGTGTGCTTATTTTTGGTAATGAAAACTTCTCATAGTCATACTCTACCGGTACATTAACCTTTGTTGCTTTTGGCTGAGTGTACTTATCGTAAACATATGATACCGGCACATCAATTTTTTTTACTGATGGTAAGGTAAATTTACTATATATGTAATTTACTGGTACTTGTATCTTCTTTTCAGCTTCCTTGACGGGCAGCTTGAAAGTGTCATAGAGGTAGTCTACAGCTACAGACAATGATTCGTTTGGTAAGTCAAAATCACTATAACTATATTCAATTGGTATTGATATTGACTTTGCTATGCTAGTTGTATCTATCTTGCCAAGTTTTGCATCTATGCTTATTGGTGACTTCGGTACAGTTATGTTATTTAACTGTATTTTCATATTACCGATTGCGTCTTCGACTTTCTTTTGCGCATCGGTAAGTACTTTTTTAACAGCTGTATCTTCTACTAAATTCTCTTTTATAATCTTAGCGACATCAACGTCTTGTAAGCCACCTACAATAGCATCTGCTAAATTATAGGATACACTAGAAAACTCTACTGCATCAATAGCATCTTGTAAACTCTCAGCGGCTATGTTGCTGAGGAGTTGCCCAATGCTAGATAGGTCTATTTGTGACTGATCTATTTTTTGCTTTTTAGCCATCAGCGAACATACTTAGCTCTAACTGTTGCAAGATTCTTTAAAAATCTTGGATCACTTGACAACAATTTATTAACTCTTGCTTCTAATTCTTTTTTATCTATCTTCAAGTCCTTTGCTAATCTCTGTAGCTTTGGATCATCAAATATTTTACTTCTAAGTATATCTGCTCTTTTGTTTATGATACCATAAAAAATGTTATCTGCAACTCCAGAAGCCCATGACAGCAGTCCTTCTTCTAATCTTACGTTGTCGTACTCTTCACGTATGATTTGATATAGCTCTTTCCTTGTCATATTGTTTTTTTATAAATAGTTTTGAAAATGAAAAAGGCCGATGTTTTATCGGCCTATCTCTTTGCTTTTTTTATCTCCTTTTCGTGCTCCTCATTTTCTTTCTTACGTACATCGGCTAACTTTCTATAGTAATAATTACGTAGGAATATCGGCATGGAATAAAGTTCGGTAAATGTAAAACCTAACTTCCCATAATACATCAGATCAAAGATCTGATCATACAGAACGGGCCTATAACTAGGCCCCAGGCCAAAAAAAGGACACATCGAGCGGCAACATCATCTTCTCGTTGGTGTAGTCGCAGCTATTGCAGCTAAAGTGAAAGGTTAAATCAATATCTGGGGTAATTTCTTTTAAGTAGCTTCTAAGTGCTAACGAATCACGGGATAACAAGTTATCGACAAACTTATGAACTGTTGCTTTATCTCTATCACCTTCAACTGAAGTAATTAAATGCTTCAATCTAGTTGACAGCTGCGGATCTACTCCGTGTAAAGCCCTCATCTTGTTATATCCTTTGATATCCTGTTCGATCAGCTTTTCATCGCCATGTGTCAAGAACTTAAAAGTAATATGCTTTTTGCAAATTGGGAATGTAAAGTCTAGTTCAGTTTTACCTTTTTGCAGAGCACTAAAGTCAAGATCTTTAGATTCAAATTGCTGCAAATCTACATCTACTTTGTTCTTAGCTCCACAATTAGGGCAAGTCACTTCAACACTATACTCTGGACCATAAGCAAGAATCCTAGATGCAATTAACAGTGCATTTTTATCTGCTACCAATAAATCATCATATTTTACTTTTGTCACAATCAAAGATTGTATCAAACGATCTAATACAACTCCCTGCTTAATAAGTGTTGCGGAAGATAGTATATCTTCTTCCTTTGCAGTCATATACTTCATTTCAATAGTACCTGCTGCAAGTGGATGACCTTCTGGATAGAAATACCCTTTTGATGGTAAGTCAATAATCTCAGTTGGAAAATCGTTTTTGATTTGTACGGGTGTACCTTCGTAAGCAGCTTGTTCTGCTGCAAACATTTGTTTAATTTCTTCGTTTGAGAGTGAATCTGCTCTTGGTGGAAGATCGCCTACAACTTTTGTCATAATTTATAACTTTTTAGATAAAACTTATTTAATATAAATATACACAAAAAAGAAAACCAACCCCTTACGAGGTTGGTTTCTTTTACTAAGATACTCAATTAGAATTCAAGTAAGCACCAGTCAAGACCGAGAGTAAGTTCGATTTCAACTTGGGTTTCAGTTGACCAGTCTAACTGTCCAAAGTTTGCAGTTTTAATGTATGCACCTTTGATAGTCCACTGTTCAACGATGTCACCTACAGGACCTAGAGTTTGAATTTGGATATCTTTCTTGTAGAAGTCAGCATATCCATCGCGACCAGTTGCTGATTCGTGAGCAGTTCTGATCCACTCCATTACTGTTTGTGCACCTGAAGGAACGATCGGATCGTACAAAGTCATAGTCATATCTTGCCACTTACACTTACCTTTCAGCTTGCGTACGAGGTTAATGTGATCGATTACAACTTCGCCACAATCGATGTTAGGGCGAGAGACTTTCTTACAGATGAATGCTGGTATACCGCCTATCTGCATGATGAATCTATTTTGCGTTTTCGGTTCGTAATTGGTATAGAAGATACCATTAGGACCATTTTCTGGGATTAGTGTTGCCATGTTTCGTTATCTTTATTTAATATAAGTATTAAGCGTTATCGAAAGTTGCACCAGTAGGCAGAATATTAAAGTCAAGAACAATAAATTCTGCAGTCTTGGTAGGCTGGATGAAGATTTGACCATAAAGCTGGTTACGATCAATAACATCAGGAGTGTTGTTTGACTCATCCATTACTACGCGGAAAGCATACAGACCTTGACGAGCTTTAACATTCTCAAGATAAGGAGTTACAATATTGATGAACTTCTGACGAGTTTCAACAGTATTGTTTTCGAATACAAGATAGCGAGTAGAGCTAGCGATATACTTCTTCAAAGTAATCATCAAGCGTCTTACGTTTACACGATCCAAAGCAGATGCCTTAGTTTGCAAAGTTTTCTGACCCCATACACACACACCCTGAGCTGGGAAGCTAGCAAGTGGGTTAATACGAGCATCATACAAAGCATCACGTTGTGATACGCTAAGCTTAGCTTCAACTTCCAAAGCGTCAGGAATACCACCTCTGTTCAAACCTGCAGGAGCAAACCATTCGAATGCGGCTGCATCTGAACGAGCGATTACACCTGGGAGTACAGCTGATGCAGGTACCCACACTGGCTTGTTTCTGTTAATGTCGAGAATTTTAACCCATGGCCAGTATGCAGCTGCATAGTTAGAATCCACTAAGCTACCTTCTACACCTTCAATAGCTGTACCAACAGTTGTTCCTTGCTTAACTGGGTCGAGGATAACAAATGCATCTCCACGAGTTGTTGCTACGTCTACAGCCTTGTCACAAATAATCTTGTGATCGTTAAGGTTAATACCTGGCATAGAAAGCAAGTTAATATCAAATGTTTCGGCATTCGACATTGCATTTAATGCTTTGAAGTAAGCTACTGAACCAGAACTTGTTGCTGTGGCACAGTTCATACCAACGGTGTTAGTATCAGTGATATTTGCACCAGTATTCAATGGTACTGCTGGATCGTCACCGTCAAATCCGTTTTGGAATGGTACATTAAATTTAGCAATGGTAGATACATCTAATCCTCTTAAAGTTGAACCAGAGATTACTTGACCTGCGGTTAAAGCACTATTAGCAGATCTAGCTGTGCCGTAATCAACGGAAATTGCACACTCATCTAGGTTAAACAATACGTTCGATCCAACTGTAGCACCATTTGGCACTGGCTTAAGATAATTTGCGTTATCATTAGTACCATCATAATGCCATCCATAATAAGCGCGCTCACTATAGTCTCCCTCAATTTCTGGATTAACTGTTACTAAGCTAGCTGTTGGCATTGTGCATCCAGGAACAACAACAGTGTCTAATACGGACTCAAATCCATATGGATTCAATCCTGCATCTGTCGCTTTGTTAGCAACCTGTGTGTTCATTTCAACACGAATCAGTTTACTAATGTTATTGTATTCACCTTTAGCAACTACCTCTGCACCAAATCCTGAACTAGCAACAACCTCATAATACCTATCACCAATTCTTCTAGCAACGTAGTTAGGTGAATCTGGATCTAAATTTAAGTTTGAGTAAGTTTCTAATACATTTGGTCTCTTATCTGTGTCATTATAATCGCGCACTAATAGAGTAAAGTTACCATAATCACTACCTGGTACGTTACCAGCGAGGTTTGTGTTAATGATAGACACTTTAAATGTTCTATTAAACAAATCACCATCACCTTGAGTCAACACTCTGAACAATCGCTGTGTTGATTTGCTAGCACCAGTACCTATAAGCTGCGAAGTAATCCACGGTGTTGCACCTGGTCTAAACTTGCCGTAGTTGGTTGATGCACCACTTAAGTCAATAGATGCTGATAATGATCCAGAGTTAATAACAAAGTTTTTACTAGTTTGGCTTTTTGCATACTGCTCCATGTAAACATAAGCATATGCTTTTTTAGCACCTTTAGCAGACTGACCTAATACTTTTAATATGTAGTTAGTATCAGTGCTGGTAAAGCTAACACTAGCACTCTCAGCTGTTACATTTGAACCAGAAACAACTAATGAGGCGGTTCCTGCTGTTACTGCGGCTCCGGTTGTTTTTGCAAAATCAGCTCCGTTACTGAATCCAACTTGAGTTGTTGGTAATAATAAACCAATGATTGATGAACCACTAATAATAGACAATCCATTAGTAGCATATCCACCCTCAGATACAACGCGTACAACAGTTACCTGTGAAGCATTTTTTAAATAATTTCGTACTGCATACGGGATATAATAACTTTCGTTAAGATCTCCATAGTATGACTTGAATTGCTCGAAGTTGGTTAGTACGATTGGTACAAATGCTGGTCCTTTTTGTAAAGGGCCAACAAACGCTGCACCAATATTCGCAACTCCGGCTGGTAAGAATGAAAGATCTAATTCATTCGTAAAGACACCAGGACTTACAATTTTTTCTGCCATGTTATTAATGTTTTAAAGGTTTGTACTAATAAATACTAATACGTAACCTCAAAACGCTAATTTAGGCAGTCGTAGGTGTAAATAATCCTGTTTCTACGTCAAGGGAACCTGCTCCGTATTTACCGTTTAGCTTTTCTGCTAGTAGTTTTTCTGATTGGTTGGCTTCAACAATTTTGTTTGTAAGCTCTTCTTCTTGCTCTGTAAGTTTTTGTATATACTCTTTAGCGTTTTTCTGCGCTAGTTTAATTTGAACAAGTTCAATACCAATCTCGTTGTATGTGGCTTGGAGGTCTTTAATTTGTTGTAGTTCTTCTGCTGTAAATTGTTGTTGTGACATAACTTTTTATTTTATTATAAATATTATCGTTTAACTAAATCAACTACCATATCAGCAACTACATTCCAATACTTGTCAATCCAAAAAGTCCTTGTTTCTTCACTCCTATTAACAACAGAGGAATCTTGCCACAAGTAATATATATTAAATTCATAATCACACTTAATTGGGTAGTGATCGAGTTTATTTAATTCTCTCCACTTTTTATCCCAATAAAAATAACTGTTTTCTGATATTGGTGGCCATTTGTGTGTAGGATCTTGTACAGCTCTGACTGATTTATAGTATGGGTGTATTAGTCGCATTTTACCTCCTGGTTTTAGTATGCGATAACACTCATCCATAAATTTCATACGCTCTGCTCCA